TTAGAAGGAATCGATTTAGAAATAATTCAAACTAAATTGAATCATTTTATAGATTCTAAAGGTTTTAAAGAAGAAGAACTAAGACTTCCTGATTTTGCCACTGAATTAGGTCTTTCTACTCATCAGGCTTCTTACTATCTAAATCAATATTTGAATATGAGTTTTACTGAGTTTCTACAATTTCATAGAATCAACGAAGTGAAAAATATGATACGTATAAAATTAAATTATAATCTTTTAAATATTGCTTTTGAATGTGGTTTTAATTCTGCTTCTTCGTTTCACAGGGCTTGTGTTAAATTTACTGGCAAATCCCCTCGGGATCTTAGACAAGAACTTCTTTCAAATGTTGAAACTCAAAGAAATGGCGAATGAGTAGAAAACATAATAGTTTTTACTCATAATTATATAATAAAGTACCTAATATTTTGCATAGAATCAGTGTTTTGTGATAAAATTAACGGTGTCCCCGAGCGTTACCAGAAGCAAGAATGTGCACTAAAAGCTTAACTGAATATCAAACATTCCGGACTATTTAAAAATCTTTGTAAACTTCCCACAATGTTCGATTTCTTAACTGACCAAGTTCCAAGTTCCTCGAATTGAATAACCTTGCTTTTATCTTCATTCATTGCCTTGTTTTTCACCTGTCGTTGTCTCGGTCTTGAAGATTTTATTAATTATATAGCAGCACATCTATCTCGTCATGTGTTAATAGTGAATTCGGAAACTGTTTCCATTGAACCCCGTCAAGAAGCGCTCCTGATTTTTTCTTTCCGAGTTTGTAATAGAATTTTTTAAGGAACTCATCACCAAAATTGTACGCTTGTTTGCCGTACGTAATTTCATCCTGATAAGGGTACCACTCTCCCCACTGCTTAAAGAAGAATGGGACATTCGCGCCAACGCATTGGTCGCGTATTGTTTCAACATAGGACGGATGAACGGGCCTTGCATTTGGGCCAGACTCACCTCCTGCTATCACCCAATGAATATAATAATTATCTAATTCTAAATCGATATTTCCTAAGAGTGGCTCGCAACTAAGAAATCTGATTGCCGCTGGTATTCTAACGAGATCAGGAATTCTTTCATCCGCTGTTTTCTGGTCCTCAACTGAGACCCCAAGCCACAGATTTGGCAGCGGCCACGCAACTGAACCTTTCCATCGATCGGTCGTCCATTCAAACGGCATCTTAATGCACTTTGATTGCCAGTTATCCTCTACATAAGAATATGCGGCATCACCTATTTCGCCCGCACGGTCTTCAGTTGTTAAATATTCTAACATTCGCTCTGGACGTTTCGTTAAAATTTGAAACGTGTGTTTTGGGTTTAGCGCCATCACACCAAAAACTTTATCAATAAACGAGTCCGGGACATTTTCATGAAAAAGATCGCTCATTGAATTTACAAAAATCTTAGAAGGGTTTCTAAGCGAAAAAGGTTCTTTAAGTTTACTATATTTTAATATGATTTCGGAAAAAGAGCGATTTTTCCACTCTCCAAACTTGCGCTTGCTCAGAGTCTCCGCATAACAGTTTTTACAACCAGCGGAAATTTTCGTACACCCTGTAACTGGATTCCAAGTGTGATCCGTCCATTCTATCCCTGAGTATTTCATTCAGTTTCCCTTATGTTATTGAACATATAAAATCCCAAGTTCTTTAAATTGAACGATCTTATTTTCATCAATACTCATTCCCTTGTAACTCATCCTTATTCAGGACAATCAGAGCCAGAGCTGAATTGATAGAAGATGACGTAAAAATCTCATCATAAAAACAATTATTAACCTCGATACTATCAAAGCTGGCTTCAATTCCAATATAGTTTTTCTGCATGATCGGCAGCGCTATGCTCCAAAGTAAACCGGTAATCATAACTCTCCTCCTCAGTCCCAACCCGACGTTATATTAACATTATCTAATTCATCCACTCTCTCTATAGATTGAATTATAGCTTTTAAACTTGCACATCTTTGCAATAAAAACGTTTTCCTGGCCACTCCGTCACCCAACACCTGTTTAATCTGATCAAATGTATGTTTACGTTCCTCTTTAATTCCATCCTCATCTGTGCATTTATGCAAAACTGAAGTATTCAAGGAAACTAAACCGACCAGATTTAGCTGGTCGTCTCGATCGCTGTTATAAAAGTGCGGTGCGCCTAACGCAGAGGAAGTAAAACCAGCAATAATTTTAGATTCACAGATGGAGTTGACGAGTTTGATCAAAGAATCCCTTTTTTGATCAATATCAATAATCCAGCCTCCCGATTCTGTATAAACTTGGTGAGGCAATACAGAGCCTGAACCATCTCTTCGCGGCTCGTCTTCTGTTTCTGTCTCTAGATCTATTTTATCCTCCCAACTTTGTAAAATTCTTTCCTCTTTCGAGATTTTGTTATAAACTTTTCTCGGTTCGAAATCTTGCGCGATTCCGTCTTTGACTTCTGCAATAAATGTCTCTCCGGCTTGCGGGTTGTAATGAAGCGAATATACAATTTCGTGCTGATCTGATTTAAAATTTGTCCATGCGTCGATACCTGTCATTTGGTTGGAATCTGCATTAATCCAAACAACTCGTTTATTCGATTTATCTAATATGTAATTCATTATGCTACCCTCACTTTGTATTTTACTGCTACGTATGCAGGTGTGTTTTCGTTGCCTACTCGTGGTGTACCGTTGGCGCCATTTGCCATTGGCTCTAGTATACTCAAATTACAGTTGCCAGAATTTGTTGTTCCGCCACCCAGCCAATAACTTCCACCGCCGCCAATTAAACCATATACGTTATTATAGGTCCAGTTATGGCGGTGATCAAACATCGTATCCTGTCCCGCAAATCCGACAGCGCCACCGTCGTAATTTCCGCCAGATGCCTTTGCTCTTGTTCCGTGTACCCCAGCGCCTCTCTGGAAAACCCCGCGACGGTCTGGAATGTTAAACGTAGTAGACCCATCCCCAAAACCGTATTCAATATTTGTAATCATTTCTCCTGTTTGAGAGGAAGTAAGATCGATAATCGTTCCCGTGGCGGTCAAAGAAACCTGAAAGTCGTTTGTAGTTGGGTTGCGAACATAATAATTTACTAATGCGGTAATCCCTCCCCCTGAAAAAGAAAACTTTACAAGTTGACCCTCAACACATCCGTGATTTGTCGAAGTGATTCGATCCGTTGCAGCGACAATTCCAGTAACGTTACGACGAACTAAATTCCAAAGTGCGGAAAATGTGGTTCTGGAAATCGATTGCCCATTAACATGTAAAAAATTAGAATTTGACAATTGATCAAAATTATCCTCTACTACTCCGCCCAACGGAATAAGAAGCGAATTTATGAGGTTCGACAAATTTGTAATGCTACTTGCATTTGTATCCGTAACGCCTTTTAAAAAAAGATCATTATCTAATAGCCTCTGAAATTCAGCCTGCAATAAAAGCCCGTCACGCGGTGTTGTTCGGTCCCAAATTCTCGAAAGTATATTATTAAATGACATTAGTCCATCTCCTTAAAATGTTTCATGTAAATTGTGATACCAAGAGTCGCTTTAGAGACCTTGTCGAATGCCTCTGACAAAATATCCTGACTTAAAATCCCTATATCTATTTCAATCGCGGCTGGTCGAACTTTAGTAGGATCTAATATATCGAGTCCGTCAAAGGCCCCGGTTCCGTCAAAAAATAACTCATTAGCTACGCGCATCGCTGGCTCAAAGACTCCAGTTCCGTTTAAAAAATCGGAGCCGTCGAGCGTATCCCATTCAAATTCAATCGGATAGCACATTTCTCGCACTGTCGGATTATTTGAATACTGCTGCAGCAAATCCGTTAATGCAGGAATTGTTATAAACTGATTGATAGAGGAATTTAAAATTTTATCTCTATATGAAGGATCAGATATTCCGAGACGCTCGACTCCAAAGGCCGATCCGATTTTATCAAGTTGAGCCCCACTTTGATTTTCAAGGTCATACATAGGGATAATGGCCGCCTCAATCTCGTTAGCTGGAGTGGCAGCCAAGCTCCAAAGTTTCGCCGCTCCCGAACTAACGTCTTTTTTATAAATACTACCTGGAAGTTTTTCAACCAAATCGGAATGGTTCATCAATGGATAACCACCTGAATATTTGCTGTAAAAATCTTTGCAACTTGCGCCGGCTGTACTGAAACCAAGTTGCTATTAGTAGAGTTAGCATTTGTTCCGAGCTGAATCAAAAGATTCTCAACCCCTGCAACATTTCCGATCGCGCTATAGATTGGCCACGCGACCACGTTCTTTCCGGTGCCGAGGCCTTTATAAACATAGTTTACACCGGCGACGGTGTCAATTCCTCCGATGGTTTTTACAATTGAAGTTTTGATAAACGAAATGCTATTATTGTCAAACGAGGAGTTTTTCCAGATTTCCACTTTCGCAAAAATCGAAAGATCGCCCGGACGATCAAAGTATATTATATTTTCATCAATTGTTTTCTGAACAGAGCCGAAAAGGCCAATTCCGGCCGGTTTGTATTTGTAAATCAAATTAGCAACTAAATCGTCTGATCCGCCATCTACTATAAAATGCAAAGAATTTGCCGGAAGGCCGGCCACCGGAACATTGAGTTTATTCTCTCGTATCGAACAACTTACAACAGAAGGCTCGTTTTCGATCTGTACTTTAATATATGCAATTGCACCTGAGTTTTTTTCGGTTGTGACAAGCTCCAAATATCTATTCAATAACTCCGGATCTGTTTCCTCTTCCGACCCTCCGGAGCTGCTCTGGGAATTGGTTACATTATAAAAATCTGAATTAGGATTTACGAATACGTTTAACGTATTGGGAGCCACCCGTTGAGCCAAGCCTGGAATTACTGCCTCAAATTGAACAGAAGCAGAGCCCGACAAAATTGTTTTTTCTTCGATTGACTTGTATTGAATCCCCTTTGACGTCCCAACTAAAAGTCCTTTAGGAATTGTCGCATAGTCCAAACCGTGAATTATAAGAGTT